AGCTTGATCGCTAAGGGCAAGACCTATCCCTTCGTCAGAGCGATTTTATCGGTCATCTTGCCGCCGCTCGGCTTCTCCGTTCCATTGCGGAGGGTCTAATGGGCATTCGTGAGAGCTTCGCCGCTGCCGCAACCAGCATCTTCAATGCCTTCGGGAACGCGGTATTCGTCGGGCGTTTGATCCGCGAAGATCAAACCTATGTGCCCGGCGAAATCGAAATCGTTGAGCAGGCCGAGGAAGAGCAGGGCAATTGCCGCGTCGCTTTCGACACCAAGGCAGATACCAACGACACGCGCATCATGGGCCTCGAACTTCGCCCAACGGATGAAAAGCTGCTGATCGCTGACGCCAAGTTTCCGCCTCAAGAGGGCGACAAGGTGAAGCTGCTGCGCCGCCAGGACGGCACGAGCGCGGCGGACCAGCCCATCCGCACAATCATATTCGTGGACAACGCCGCGCAATTGGGCGCGCTTTATACGGTGGTGGCACGATGATCCCGAGCATCAAACTGTTCCGCCGCATCGGCGCGCGAGCTTATGCGGTCCTGCTGGCAGAAATCATCGCTGATGACCTTCGCGTGCTGTGGCTGCGAACCGAGACGAAATCAGCAGAGGTCATGTACGGCCTGATCGCATTCGGATGGGCAATGCTGCTCTTCCACGCCGATACGACAGCGGCCAAGAGTCTATCGGGCTATTTGTCCGAGGTTGCTCCCGCGAACGTGTGGCAGTGGTTCCTTGCTATTCTTGCTGGTTCGCAATTGCTTCTTGCGCTGTATGAGCAGAACCGACTTGTCGCCCTTCGGCTTGTGACTTGGTTCGCCAGCATGGCTTGGTGGAGCTACATGTGCTCGATCTCGATCCTTGAGGTTCCGCCTGCGCTCTTCTTCGCCGTGCTATGCGGCGTTTTGGCTTTTGGCTCATTCTGGGCCGTTACTCGGACCTTGGAGCGATGATCCAGAATGGAATGGTTTGCCGCTCTGAAACAATTCCTGGGGCCAGAGTACCTGACCTCCGGCGTGATGGTCGGCGGCATGGCGCTTGCGCTTATCCAGTACCTCAAGAAGATGCGAACGGAAGACGGGCGCAACGAGGCCGAAGCGCAGTTTCGATCCGATCTGTTCAAGCAACTCGCCGAGGGGCGGGCCGAGAACAAGGAATTGAAAGAACGTGCGGATCGCTTTGCGGACGAGCGCAACAAGGCTCTAATGGCCTCGGCGGCCTCGGACGCCAAGTCAACCTCGCTAACGGCGGAAGTCGCGCTGCTGCAAAAGCAGTTGGACGAACTGCGCGCGAAGCAACACGGGGTTGAATGATGGGAACCTTTGCCCTCGACATCTCGCGCTTTGTCGCCAAGGCCAACGGCAATGTCGATCTGGTGATTAAGAAGATCACCTTCGACATTTTCCACCGCGTCATCATGAAAACGCCGGTGTTGAGTGGTCGCGCGCGCGGCAATTGGGCACCGTCCATTGGCGAGCCTGCTGCGGCATCTAACCGCCCGGTCGATCCCAGCGGCAGCGCGACGATTGCTGAGATGTCTAGCGTTGTGAACGGCCAAATGACAGCCGGGAAGATCATCTTCCTCACGAACACGCTCCCGTACATCCTGCGGCTGGAAGACGGTTATTCGCAGCAAGCCCCTGTCGGGATGGTTTACACGACACTTCGGGAGTTCCCCGGAGTTGTCGAGTCTGCGGCAGGGAGCGTGCGATGAGCCTGCCCCTGATCCGCGCCGCGCTTGAAGGCCGTTTAGACGCGCTCGAACCCAAACTCCCGACGCAATGGGAGAACGTCGCATTCAAGCCCGTGGCAGGAACGGCTTGGCAGCGAGCGGTTCTCATGACTTCCGAGACCCGCGCTATGGGCGTGGTGGCGGACGCGCCCGAGCAATGGACCGGCTATCTGCATATCACGCTGAATTATCCGGCCAATCAGGCGGGCGGCGCTAAGGCCGCTGAAGCGCGCGCCACGGCTTTGATCGGCGACCGGGTGCGGAGCATACAGGGACACTTCTATCGCGGACAGGTCATCATGTCGCAACGCGCGGCGGTGGTGATCTATCAGCCCTACGTGCGCCCAGCGACCAGCGATAGCGATTGGTACTCCCTGCCCGTCCACATCCCTTTCATGCTCAACACGAACTGAGGCGACCCATGCGCAAGACCAGCACGACACCGGCCCCAGCAGCCGCCACGAGCGATGAAGTTATTCAAGCGGAACCCGTCGCACAGGCCGCCGAGGAAGAAACAAACGCGATAATCCGCGCGCTTGATATTCTCGACGACGCTCTTGCCGATCACGGCCACACTTGGACTGCTGAGCAGCACTCTGCGTATGAAGGCGCGGTGATTTTAGCTCGCAAACAGCAGGACGCGCTGAAGCGCATCGCGAACTTTGCAATCGCCACCGACGAAGCAAAAGGCGTGTGGCATTCCGCTTTGAACGAATGTAAAGTGCTTGCCAGCGACGCCCTGGGGGCGTGACGGCGGTACAAATCCGCCAGTGGCAGGGCCACGGCAGTCAACTCCCCCATGAAGGAATCCAGCTATGGCCGGTTCTGGCATCGCAACAGGCGTTTTCAAGCGCTTTTCCTATAAAAAGGAAACCAATCTAAACGAGCTTCCGGGGCAGACCGGCGCAAAACGTCTGCGTCGCGTCACGGAAACCCTCAACTTCAGCCGCCCTGAAATCGAATCGCAGGAAATCCGGTCTGACCAACAGACCTTCGATGATCGCCTGGGTTCGCACAACGTCCAGGGGCCGATCAACGGCGAATTGAGCCTCGGCACCTTCCAAGAGTTCCTTGCTTCGCTGCTGCGCGCGCCGTGGGCGGCGGGCGTTTCGGTCACTCAGGCCGATATGACTTCCGTCACGACCACGACGAGCACCATCGTGGCCGCCGCCGGGGACTGGATCGCCGAAGGGTTCCGCCTTAATGACGTGATCCGCCCGACCGGCTTGGCGGACGCCGCCAACAACAACAAGAACCTTCGCATCGTCGGCATCACGGCATCGACCTTGACCGTCGCGGGCACTTCCGACAATGCCGCGCAAAATGCCGCGCCCCTGGTGGCGAATGCCGTTGCCGACACCAGCTTTACGATCTCGGTGCCGGGCAAAAAGGTAATGGTGCCGCGCACGGGTCACACCGACGAATCCTACACCTTCGAGAAGTTCTATCAGCTTCCCGATGGTTCGCCGGGCGACGTTGAAGTTATGACCGGCTGCAAGATCGGCTCGGCAGACATCTCCACCCAGGGCGATGCGATGGTGACGTTCAATATGAACGTCATGGGCCTGGACATGACCGATGACCCGCTCGGCACCGGCGTGATCCCGTATTTCACCAGCCCAGCCCCGGAAACGGAAACGCCCGTTGTGGCCTCGACTGGCGGGCGTCTTCGCATCGCCGGGCAGGACTATATCACGGTCACGGCCCTGTCCTTGCAGATCAACGGCAACCTCACCGGCGAAGCTGTGGTCGGCTCGAACATCAAGCCGGATAACTTCGTCGGTCGCATCACCGTCACGGGCGAGTTTACGGCCTTCTACAAGGGCGGGAACATCACCAAGAAGTTCAAGAACGAGGAAGACGTTTCGGTTGCTTTCATGCTGATCGCCCCCGGCACGGCCCCCGCTGGCTTCATCAATATCGTCCTGCCGCGCGTGAAACTTCTCAGCGCCGAGAAGGATGACGGCGAAGGCGCAATCAAGCAGCGCGTCGGCTTCCGCGCTCTGCTGCCACCCCTTACCACTGGCGTCGATCAATCCACGATCATTCTTCAGGATTCGTCGCTGGTGTAACCCGATCCCGCCCCGAACGGGACGTAATGTCTGCGCAGACAGGGGGCGGCAGTCGGGTGCCGCCCCCACCCTAACCCGACAGGAAAATCACAATGTTCGATCCGACTACCATTACTTCCGGCGAAAGCGCCACTTACGAAGTGACCAATCCCAGCACCGGCGAAGCGACCGGCTGGTTGATTGAGTTCGCCGGGCCGCCGCACGCCAAAACCCTTGCCGTCAAGCGCGCCGCCCTCAGCCGGGCTTTCAAGAGCCAGCGCACGAACAAGGAACCGACCTACGAAGAACTGGATGAGCAGAGCGTTGACGGCATCGTCAAGCGCATCATCGGCTGGTCCGGTTCGACCATCGAGTTTACTGAGGGCTCCGCTAAAGAGCTTCTGCTCAACCCGAAGCATGATTGGCTCAAGGCTCAGCTTAACGACTTCCTGAATGCTCAGGCCAGTTTTATCAAGCGCTCCGCGACGACGTCGTAGCCTTCGCGGAGCATGAGTTCATGCTGTCTGAGGTTGATCCCTCAGACGGCATGTCTCTACGGGAGACGCTGGAGATGGCTTGGTCCATTGAAGGCGTCAAACCCTCAGAGTTAGACGGCCCCGAATGTCCCTATTACGGGTCATATTTGTGGGAGTGGTATCTACAATTGCGGCGGCGCAGTGCCGGGACTGGGTTTGGTGCCGCGCCGATCACATGGGAAGCAATCGACGCTTGGGCGAGAAGATCGGGTATAGACCCGGCCCCCTGGGAGTTGGAAATCCTCGAATCTCTTGACGCCGCTTATCTAAAACAGCAGGCGGCGGAGCAAAAGAAGAATGACCAGCGACGTAGCCGTTCTCGGAATTAAGGTCGATAGTTCCCAAGCTGGTCAGGCTTCGCGAAATCTTGACCAAATGGCTGCATCTGCCGCGCGCGCCGAACGCGCGGTGGACGCTATGCAGTCCCAGGTCAATTCTCTGCTTGCCCCCCTGAAAATGCTGCAAGGGCTGCTCGGGGGCTTGGCTGCGGCCCTTAGCATTCGAGAATTGATCCAGTATGCCGACACATGGAAGCTGATCGAAGCGCGCCTGCGTTTGGTGACGACATCGACGCAGCAGCTTATTGCTGTCCAGCAAAAGCTATTCGACATAGCCCAACGAACTAGGACCAGTTACGAGGCGACTGCGGACCTTTTCACCCGCGTTGCTCGAAATGCCGGGAACCTGGGGAAATCACAGTCGGAATTGCTTCGCTTTACCCAGGCGCTTCAGCAGGCGTTGCAAATCAGCGGCACGACGGCCCAAGAGGCGTCTGCCGTTATTGTGCAGCTTGGTCAGGCTTTGGCTTCGGGCGTGCTGAGAGGTGATGAATTTCGTGCGCTGGCCGAAAACGGCGGCGCGGCTATGGATTTCCTTGCCAAGAGCTTGAACACGACCATCGGCGGCCTTCGCAAGATGGCCGAAGAAGGCAAGCTGACGGCTGATGTTGTCATCGGCGGCTTTAACCGCATGGCCCCGGAAATCGACAAGCAGTTCGCGCAAATTCCCGTTACGGTCGGCGCGGCCTTCACGATGCTCCAGAATAGCTTCGGGAAATTCATCAACGAGGTTGATAAAGGCAACGGGGTAACATCTGCCCTCGCAAACGGCATTTCTTTCCTGGCAAAAAATATAGACGCTATAGCTTCGTCCGCGTTGGTGGCCGCCGCTGCTATTGGCACGATTTACGCCGGTCGCGCCATTTCAGCGGCAATCATCGGCACGCAGGCTTGGATCGCTAAAAACGTGGCGCTCGCCGCCTCTATGCAGGCGACAACCGCAAGTGCGCGCGCGGCGACTGTTGCTATGGCCGCCTGGAATCAGGTGTTGGCGTTTTTCGGCGGCCCGATTGGTCTGGCGATTACTGCCGTTACTGGCGCTTATCTGTTGCTATCAAGCCGACAGGACGCAGCAACGAAGCTGACGGAGAGATATTCGCAGCAGTTGGATGAGCAGGC